GTTTCATGAGTTCCAGAAGCAGAGAAATTTCTTTCTGCCATAGTGGTTGCCAAATCCACATTATTATCAGGATCACTGATAAGTCTAAAAGGAATGTCTCCAACAGCAAATCTTGGATGATTAACACAGTTTGGATTTGGAATGAAAAGACTTCCGGCAACGACAGCAGATAAATCTGATATTAATCTGTTGTTAGTGATTGTTGCTCTTGCTCCACTAGTTTGCCCAACCAAGGACATGCCTACATCAATATATCCACTGAATTGACCTAAAACTTGAGCAGCTAGCGAATATGTATCAACATTTAAGATTGTTGATGTGGAAGAATATGTTGAAGGTAATGGTTGGTTGTTATTATTGTATGGGTTAAATCTATAAATTCTTGTTGGAGAATCATATGGACCTTCTCTGTGATTTGCTTGTGCAAGTCTGAAGGATATTCTTGGAACCCTATCAAACAATTGTGGATTTACGCCTGTAGTGATAACTGTTCCAGAAATGGTTTCTCCAACTTGGAAAGTTCCTGAAACCATGGAAACTTCTAGAAGTTTTGGCACACAGAACCTTGACATATCAGTTCCACTAAAGAATGGATATACTCTGGTTAGTGGTTTTACTTTTCTAGCAAAGAACTCAACGTTTCTAGACCTCATAAATGGTATAAGTTCTCTACTTACTACTCTATCACCGACAGAAGTTCTATCAAATTGTTCAGTAACAACTAATTGAGTTCCAGTTCTTACTTCAGTTCCAGCCTGTCTGGTCTCTTCAATTGTATTAAGTCTAGTTATTGCTTCTGCCCAACCCCATCCACCTCTACTTTCTGTAGTTGTAGTTGTTGTAGTGTTAATAAATGTTTGCCCAGTCCAGTTTGCAACCCAAGAACCCCAAATTACAGGTCCAAATCCCGTTTGAGGATCTAAGTTATCAGTTCTGGCTAGATTATTTACAGTTTCGGCATAATTACCCTCAGTTTCAATAATTCTTGCCTCTAGTCTGGTAGTATCGACCCAAGTATCGGACTCTGGAGTTAATTCCAGAGTTCCCTCCCAGAAATTGAGTAGGAAAGGAGTGACACTTTCTACACGAGTTCCATATGGTTGAGCCAACCATTCAACCTCAGCATAGTCTAGGGTAATAATATCATTAGATTTTCTTATATTAACTCCTTCTATTGGACTGAAGTTAGTTGGGTTTGTATTTGATACTGGACCAAAGATTAAATCTATAGCATTTGTGTAGTGTGAAGGTCTGAGTTCTTTATTTGTTAAATCTATACTGTTTTTAATTCCATAGTTTGCTTCTTGGGTAATGAATGATGTAAAATTATCGACAAGAAATCCTGATTTAAATCTATTAAGACCGTCTGCGTCTGGAATAAACAAGTTAGCAGTATTTGACTCAAGTAAAGATAAAGTGGTGTAATATTCTAAGTTTCTAATTCTGGTCTCAAGTTGCTTAATATCAACCATTCTATATCTCTTATGCTCAAGATATTTGATTGATGCTTGTTCAGTTCTGTAAAGATATGGTGGGAAAGTTATAGTTGCTATTTCAAGTGCTTCGTCAACAGAAACTGGTCTTTCTGGTTTATCTGAAGGTTGTCCATACTTAATTTGGAAGACACCCTCTTTAGTTAAGAAAATTCTATCGATTCTTCCAAGATAATATGAAAAAGTAGTTAATATTGTCTCATCAGATGCTAAAATATTTTTAGCAGATCCGAGAGAAGAATCGAATGTTCTTCCATAGAACTCTAAAGGAGAGCGAACATTTTCTGCGACATTGAATTGAGATACTCTCGGTCTAATATCAATAGTATCTTTAGGTGAAATATTTCCAACAGGTATAATATCTCTGCCGTAATTAAACTGCTTGTAAGATTCTACAGTCGTGATGTCACCATCGTCAGTTGCATTAAAGTAACCGTTAGAGAAGTATATTTTTATTTTTTTAGATGGTTCTTGAGACTGTTCTTTTCTTAATAAAGATCCATGTCCATAGTAAGTATTTTGTTGTCCAGTTTTAAAAGTATAGTTGGGAGATATATCAAAACTTGGAGATTCAATCGTAAGAGCAGTTGCAGTTACATTTGACTCAGTAAATGTTAGGGTTTCTCCCTCTTTAAATCTGTATCCACCTTGATTCTTGTAAATAAATGAAATTTGAGAATCAGTAAGTTTTTCTGCAACTATTGCAACTGTTCCACTTGTTTGACCTCTTATGATTTCTCCTACTATAAGTTCTGATGTTGTTGTAGATTCACTTATAATGGAAGATAAAACTACTTTTGGAGCAGTAGCATCATCTGTGGTACTAGTTGATTCAAAAATTCCATGAATTTCAATAATATCTGGAACGTTCAGAGATAAAATTTCATCCTGAACTCTAGTTCCAAATGGATAATTGCCATATGATAGACCATCATTAAGTGTAGTTGATCCGATTCCAGAAGAAGAATACTTTGATTTGGTAATAGTTAGACTATTAACTCTGTTTTTGATTTTTTCCTTTGCCTTTGGTTTTGTCTTTTTCAGAGTTACTGTTAATGTTGCTCCAGTGTCATCACTACCTAAATTATAAATTTGTAACTGAGAACCACCAAGTAAAAATGCAAATTTATCTGCTCTTAGTTCTTCCGTTGTTCCATCCGAACGAATTAATGAATATCTTTCTTCATCAAATCCTAAGAAAGTTTCATTTGTATCAGCATTGACTGGAGAAGAAAGTTGATTTCCAGAAATATTAACGTTAAAAGTTTTTCTGACTGTTAATTGTGCATTTGTTAAATCTACAGATGCGATATTTAACTTTGGAAGACTAGTGTATAAAGTATTATCAGTAGATTTTTCAAGTCTTGTTGCTAAAACTTTAAAGTCAGTTACATTTAGTTGAGATGTTGGAAGATCGCCAGAAACAACGCCAGTAACATTTGTAACTGCTTCAATTGTAATTGTTGTAGCACCAACACCGACTACTTTGGCATAGTTAATGTTTGGACTTACTGGATTTGTATATTGTACTAGATTATTTTTTCTTACAACAGTGCCTGGAAAATCTGGATTTGTGCTTCTTACTGTACTAATACCGCCGCTTCCTGCACTAATTGTAGCAATACCTACAGTATATGCGGTTGACTGTATTACGTCTCCCAAAAATGTAGATCCAACCCCAACAACTCCATTATTAGTTCCATGAACAGATTTAACATCTGATAATGAATAAGTAGTAACTGCAAGTGCTATCCTTCCATTACCAATACCATCAAAAATTAAAGATTCATTTGGAATGAATTCTCCCAAAGTATCATATACTGTTACCGCCACACCAGAAGAAACATCATATCTTAAAAATCCAGTCGCCCCACTATTTTTTCCTTTAATATAAGTTGGAACCGTTAGACTAATAGATTGATTTAGGGTAATATCAGTAAAAGTTTGAACATCATATAGAGAAACATTCCACTGATTAGTATTTTCGTTGGTTGCGCTATATGAACCAGATTCCAGTCTGCAATCATAAACTCTAGCAACACCGATTTCTTTTCCTACAGTTGCTATTCCAGATGCTCTTCTTTCATTTCTTAAACTTAATACATAAGTATTTCCAATTCCCAAAATTGGAGTTCCATAAACTCTATTAAGTTTTAGAGTTGGACCAGTATTATAAATTATTGATTGGTTTTCTAAAGTTTTAGTTGTTCTTGGTTTATCTACATCAATAAAAGTTTGAGTCGTGACATTGCAATCATAACCACGAACAAATGCTCTACCTGGAGAAATCTTATAAACTGCTAGATTATCTGATGGAACGGAACCATTATAAGTTAATTGTCCTGACTGGAATAAACCTCTATTTCCAACATCATCATTCAAAGAATCTACCAGATTAATATCAAATGGTTTTACAAAATAATCTCCAGATTCTGCATAAGTTCTGTTGGCAAGAAGATCGATAACTTCATTATATCCAGGACCTCCTCCTAAATCACCTCTTTCATAGACTGCACGCAGTTCTCCATTTCTCAGAGTACCAAGTTCTATAAAATTATTGTCATTATTATCATCAAGAGATTTTTTGAACAGTCTTACTGATATTTTAAGTCTATCTGCTCCTGGAGCAGAATAGTTGTTAAATCCTTGAGAATTATCATTTAAAGACTCATCAATATTGGCATTTACAATTTCTTCTTGAACATATAGTCCAACTCTATAGTTTGGAGTATTTGTGTATTGATCAAGAATTAAAGTTTCTTTTTGTACGTTGACAAAATTTCCACGAACAAAATAAACACCATCTTGAATGGAATATGCACATCCATTTGCAGCGGCATCATTTTCTATGGTAATTGCAAAAGGACTTCCAGATGTAATGGAAGTATTTCCCAATAGTCCAGAAGTTAATGTAGTATCGCAGGTAAGAAGTTCTCCATCAAAAAAAGTCTCAGACGAATTATTTGTAGTACTAGAATTTAAATAATTAATATATAACGTTAAAACTCCTCTCTCCGAGTCCTGAGATAGCAGTACTTTATCTACATAAGCAGAAATACCTGAAGTTTGCCCAGTAATTCTTGTTCCTACTAACTGATCAGCATACGCTGCAACTGGAACACCTTGATAAGTTGCATTTAATTGTATGCAAGGATACTTTGGATTATATAAAGTATTTCCAGGTATGACCTTAGCACCTTCCTTAAATAAGTGCTGACCAAACTTTTCAATTTGATTTTGCAGTATTGATTGTAAAGTTGTTAATTCTCTTGCCTGAACAGGGTATCCAGGCTTGAAAAGAACTTTGTGATAATCATTTGCTGGATTGAAATCGTCAAAATAAGGAGCTACGTTGAGATTCGTTTGCTGAGACATAATTCTTTAGAACTGCAAAATAACTTTGATATCTTCTTTTTGGTTTGATGACCTTGTTATTGATGGTCTGTTATCAACGTAAATGATATTTCCAGAGTGTTTTCTCACTTCGGGACCAGCAACACCATTGGCAAAAGTTTGGCCAAGGTAATATGTTCTATTATTTATTAGGGTGCTTATACCAGTGAAGGATGTATCAATTGCTAAGTTTGACCCTGTTGAAGGAACAATAGTAAGATTTCCTCCGGTGTCTGGAATTGAAGTAAATTCAGTTAAATCAAATCCATATCTTGGACTAGTTTGTGCTGTTCCAACAGTATTAAATCCAGAAACACTTCTATCCTGCCAATACTTGAGAACTCCCGTTGTTTGATCATAATTAACCACTCTACCGACAGCAGTAGTTCCAGTTGCAACTGTTTGGGTCACATAAGAGTCTGCCACAAAAGTTGCTGAACTATAACCAGATCCCACCAGTCTTAACGCAGATACTGCACTAACTTTATCGGCACTTAGAGTTGTTCCAACAGATGCCTCTGGATTTTGTACTACCCCAACTCTTGCAATTTGGTTTCCGGTTATAAAATCTGGATTTTCATTGTCATTTTCAATTCTAGAATATAATAAAACATTGTATGCTCCAAGTTCTCTATAAATGTCTGCTCCATGTCCCCCTTTTGGTGGAATGATAACATCAAATTTTGGTCTTGTTGTTCCAGTAGGAACTCCACCTGCAATCAAATCAACATTTGCATATGTGTATCCAGAACCTTGACTGGATACAGTTACGGAATCAACTTTAGAGTCATTATTGATAGTAATAGTACATTCTGCACCAGTTCCATCACCTCTAATAGGGACTCTAGTATAAGTTACGTTTGCTGTTCCTAAACCAACTCCTCTATCAGTAACAACTACAATTTTAATAGATCCATCAACAGCATTATCTCTAATAGCAGCATTCGATGTTCCCGTCTTCCATGCTTCTGGAACGGGAATAAAATCAGCAGTTTCAAACTTTACAACTTCACTTGGTTTGATAGTGTACAAATATTTCCAAATATAACCATCACCACTAGTTCCAGCAGATCTTGGTTCTAAATCAGTAAAATTTGGTTGGTCTAAAGATGGTCTTCCATTTGGGTTATCTGGATCAGTTCCATTTTGAAGGCAAACATAGACCTGATAATCATCATTGATTACAAAGTAATTTGCCGAATATAGATTAGTTGCACCTGAAATCTTTGCAGTGTTTGATCTGCTATAATCATGCCTATAGTAATCATATGTCGTACCAGAAGACCAAATTCTTTTTGGAACTACTTGTCTTACGTCTGAAGAATTAATTTTCTTCAGAGCAATCATAGTATCCCAATAATCATTTTCTTGGTCAAAACTATCTTTTGGAGATGGGGGACTAGAATCCCAATTGGACTGATAATCTGCAGGATTTGGCAGTCCAATAAAGGAATAATATGTATTGACGCCTACATCAGCGACAAAATTTTTCGCATTTAATATTCTAATCTGATCAGTTATAATTGCAGCCATTTGGGAGAGTTTTTTATCTATTTATTAGTCAAATTTCCAAATAATTTTGATATCTAAGTGGGGTTGTTCTTTGTACAACTGCAGATGTCTTTATTCCAGTAACTCCAGAAGTTCCATAGAAATTAAATTGATTTGATTCTGATCTGCTTGTTAATGAAATTTTACCCCAACTAAATTCGCCAAAATAATTAGAGGTAGTTACTATTCCAGAATTTGTAATACCAGATCCGACCACCCTTGCATAAACTCTTCTTACATGTGTTATCCCAATACCAATAATATTTGATTCAACTGTAGAAGCACTATCTACTTGATATACATTATCTACAAATACCGTTCCAATTCCAATATCAATATTATCAATGTCTCTGGATGTTATGTTTGTAGACGCAATTCCAATATTTGAATTATAAACAACAAAGTAATCGTTTGCATCCACCTGACTGATAGTGATAGCAGTTCCAACGTATGATGTATTTCTTAAATATGAATCTTGTGGGAGGTGGAAATCAAAGACAAATTTATCAATTGATGACTGTGTTGTAGTTCCAAATCCAACAACAATACCATAATCACCTTCATAAGAGGAAACACTGTCAGTTTCCACAACTAAAACTGGAGGTGAAATTAGAACTTGTGGTGGGTTTGTTGATGTATATCCAGTTCCGGAATTTGTTAGAGTAATACTCGTAACAACACCTGCAGTTATTGATGAAATACCAATCGCCGTTGTACCAAGACCGACAGATTGTAGTGTATTACCAATACTTACTGTAGGTTCTGATGTATATCCACTGCCACCATCACTAATAACAATTGAGGTTATTGTTCCTGCGGAAGAAACCACTGCAGTAGCAGATGCAGCAACCTTAGACTCTTGAGAGAATATTCTCACACTATTCTGGAAAAGAATAGAAGTTGCACTCTCATTTTGTGAATTAAAGAATGGTCTTACACTATCAACATATACTATCGTTGAACCAATACCAACTGATTTAATAAGATATGCAATAGGATTAATATTTGGTTCATATAGTTCTCTATCTTTACCAACTTCCTTACCATTAATAATCTTATCTTCAGTTTGCTTACACCAAACCACAGGTCTCAGTAAGTTTTCATCTTCAGTGTTGCCTGGACCAAAATATGGAAGAGTGTCGACAGAATCTGTAGAGGTAACTAGAGAAACGGTTCTTGCATCCTCTTGTAGATATGGTTGTTGTCCTATAGAAGGATCGTAACCTATTGTCAATTCATCGCCAGGTTTTACTGTTTCAATTATTTCTCTTGAAATAACATCTATACTTCCTGTTCCTTTGTAGAATAGAATCTTTGAAGTATCTCCTATCTTTGGTGCCTCTGTAAATGTTAATACACTTCCACCAGTAAATACATATCCCTCACCTGGAACCTGCAGTATATCATTAACAAATACTAGGATTACATCCTGAACATCGATGTTTGAACCTTTGGCAGCAACGATAGATTTGACTATCCCATCTTTTTTTAGTTGGAATGCTCTGGTTTCTCCATCAAATAAATCTTCAAAACTATCAAAGATTTCAAGTTCACCTAAAGACCATCCAGTAAATTCATCTGTAAAGATTTTTTGAACCGATATTTGGAATTCACTAAAACTCGAAGTAGTCGGTATTCCAGTCAATCCTCCAATAGGAACAGTTAATATGTCCTTATTTCTAAATCCATAACCAGTGTTTGTGATTTCAAAATCAATTACACTTGAACCTTGTCCAACAACAATATCAATCTTTGCGCCAGTTCCAACACCAGACGATGGAGAGTCTGAACTATAAATTAGTGGGATATTTGAATATGAATCTGGATTATCAATAATTACAAATGGTGCATTTGTTGTAGTGTATCCAGACCCAGCATTAGTAATAGTAACAGATGTCGAAATGCTACCAGACATAATAGTGGCAAAACCAACATGAGTTACTGTTGCGACACCTACAGAACTATTAGCAACGCTTACATTAACAATACCAATTTGTGGATTGTTAATCTTAACACTGACTTGAGTTCCCGATGGAATTTCGTAAGGACTAGTGCTACCAACTCCAATACGAACAAATGTTGATGCAGTAGAAACAATAGGTGTTTGGATATTAAAAGTTCCTACTCCAATTGTGCAATTGCTTCCAGTGTCTAGGAGACTAATTAATTCAAATACACTATTTTGACTTTCTAGGTATATCTCTGTTCCACCAGAACCAACGGTTGATGAAACATCGGTGAGTATTTCATAACTAGTATCTGCTCTATATCCAGATCCAGTATTACCAACACTAATAGAAGAAATAGTTCCAAGTCCTGATACAATTGCAGTTCCACCAGCAGAAACAAGAGGTTGATAACCAAATCCTTCTGTTGAACCGACAGATAGTAATATACCTCCAACTGGACGATTTGATGTATTAACATCTGAAGTAACTGAAACACCAGCACCGACAAAAGTTATAGTAGAGATTCCAGCACTTTCGGAAATTGAATAATCAAAGGCGGCACCTCTTCCTTGGAAAATATCATTTACTAGTATAACAGTGTTTGATGTTATTCCAGATACATTAGAAGTATTTGAAGTTAATGTGAACTTGGTATTTGCCCCATCAAATCCAGAAGATATATCATCAAAGATATAATTTTGAGTATAGGTTTCTTCAGTTGTATTTTTTATTCCAGAACGAAGGAATGTTCTTCCTGCAAAATATGATGATGTTGATATTCCAGTCCAGTCTCTCTCATCTGGTGGATTTGTACTAGTTCCCAATGGAGTGTTTCCATATGGAGCCTCAGCAAATGTTAGAGAGTTATCTACAATGTTATAGTTTCCAACTACCTTTGTTACTGTGTCACCAGTTGAATGACCTGCCAGAGTGGTTCCTAACCAATTTCTACGAACTCTAATAACGTTTGTACTTCCAATACCAATTCCTTCAATTTTCATTATTTCATTATTAATCTGAATCAAATCTGAACCAAAGAAAGAAGTTATACCACTAAACTTAATAGTATCATTTACTACAGGAGCAGATTCTGCAAGAGTTGTTGTTATATCTGTTTTTGTTACAGGTGATTGGATAATATTATCCAGTGAGATGATAACTTTTGGATTTTGATTTGTGGATACAAATCTGTGAGATGTTCCAATACCAACGCTAGTAAGATCTAGTGTATCTGGAACTATCTTTAACGCATTTTCAGCACTTGATGCAAGTTTAATCTTATTGTTATCAACTTTAACAACGTACAAACTAGTTGTAATTCCAGGAGTCAATCTGTCAGTAGATCCAACACCCGTTAACGAAGTCGTTCCAATTCCAATTGCTTGTGTTGTCCCTGCTCCAGCACAGTAATAAACAACGTTTTCACCACTTACAAAGAAGTGATTGGGAATAACAATAGTATTTTCAGAAACGCTTACAATAGTAGTTGCACTTCCAACAAAATATCTCTCAAATATTGGATCATTTTTATGATTTAGTTGGAAAGATCTCTTAATATCTCTTTCTGTTCCTGTATAATCGCTATAGAAGGTTTCAATTGTTCCATTATTAAAATCGATTTCATCTCTACTTTCGTCTTCATGTCTAAGTGCATTCATATACACTTTGACTTGAGTATCGATACTTGGATTGGGTGTAAATAGCAATTCAACGGTTCCAGCAGCAGATACTCTAGATCCAATGGTTCCTAAACCAGAAGATGTCTGAACAATTCCAAATTCAGTATCATAAGTGTCTCCAACATAAGAAGAGTCGATGTAATCATCAACAACTACAACCTCAGACACTTGATAGTTGTTATTTGTTGTATCTGCTACTTGTACTACAAAGTAAGCAGCATCATATTCACTACCATACCTGGCGATAGTATGTATTCCGGGAGAACCTGATGCAGATATTGTTGTGGTTCTTGCTTCAATTCTTGCATGTTTCATATTAATAGTACCGATTCCACTAGAAGTAGAATTTGCAAGACCTACTAAAATTGTATTAATGGCACCAGTTGTTCCAATTCCAACGCCAGAACTTGGAATAAAATCAACGTTTAAGTTTGAACCACTATAATATGGATAATATGTTCCAAGTCCTGGAGCAGCAAACGGTGTGGGAATTGTTGTCAATTGTCCATACTCTAGTAATTCGATATTTGTACCATCATGAACAATATTAAGTTCTTCAAATTCAAACTCTCTGTAATTAATGTCAGGAGTGATTTGGACCAATACCTTAAGTGAACCGTATGTATTTGCTATAGAAACAATAGTTGTTGATACTCCTGCCGCAAGGGAAAGACTGTCGGTATCAATAATGGCAACCCCACCAATCGTTGTTGTTCCAGTGCTTAATAGATTGTCATCTAGATTATATGACAAGCATGTAATATTATAGTCATTAACTGTATATTTTGTTGGATAGAATAGAAGTTGTCCCTCACTTCCCGAGATTGAAAAATCAAATGATCCTTGATCATATTGGGTTTCTACTCTTCCATATTGATTCATATATGCATACGCACCATCATGAATTAAATCTACCAACAAGAATTGTCTTTGAGCAGCAAATCTCTTGTCGGTAACAAAAGTTATATATTTTTGTGCGCGGATGTCGGAGAGTTTGAAGGTATTGACAATGCTATATGCTGTTGCTCTAGGATTACTATTAAATTGAGAACCTAGATCATCAATTGACAATACTCTATTTCCTACAGACTCCTCATAGTCGGTTAATACTCTATTTGCAAATATAATTTCGTCAGATATTACCTTATCATTAACGTTAACAGAATTTTCTCTAACAAGATCAAAGTCATATACACAATTAAGATTTGCAAATCCAATAAGATCACTAATTACTTCAAAATAACCAATTTCTGTTGACAAACCAACAGAACCAGAATTTGTTGGAATAGATTCCATCTGATAATCAGAGAACTTTCTAAATCCAAGCGTATGGTTTAATGACCCTACAGCATCGCTCCAAGTATCATAATCAACTCTAGATTTTAAAGAATATGAGAAGTTTTGATAATAGAAACTATCTTGAACTCTTTGTTGGTTGTTATTTAAAAATCCGGAATTTGTTTGCCAACCACCAAATACCTTTGATGAAGAATTGCAATTAAATGAAGATGCAAAATTTGAAACTGAAGAACCAATTCCTTGAGTTTTGGAAGATAATCCTTCTAAAATTTCTCCAGAGACAAAATTGTTTTTGGAGGAAACTTTAAGAATAGTATTCTTAGAATCCCAACTTTCAACCTTTCCTGTAAAGGAGGATGTGGTTGATTTTACAGTCTCTCCAACATAGTAATCATTTGTCTTTAATATTGGATTAAACACTGGGAAGTGCTTCTCTGGGATAATTCTTCCACTTGATGTTGCCGGATCAAAGTTTCCTACAATTTCCCCACCATTAATTAGACCATCTAAATTATAAGTTACCGATCCAATTCCTCCTCTGTTTTCATCAACAGAAGTTAATACAAATAAGTTATAGTTATAGTTTTCAGAATCAAATCCTTTTCCTGTTGAACCAACACCTACACTGGTGTTTTCAATCATAACTCTATCACCAACAGCAAATGGGAAAGAATCTACTGTACTAAATCCAACAGCAAGGGTGACAGTAACATCTTTTGTAGATGGATTGTAACTAATAGAATTTATACCAACTCCATTTGAATTTTGTATGGGAAGTATACTTGGTTTTACATTGTTAATTCCATAAACATTTTTGAGAATAGATACTTGATTATTTCCCTTAATGTATTTTAGATCAACATTTCTAACAAGTTCTTTAGTCTTGCCATCAAAAACTAATAGTTTTGGTGTATAAGTATATCCTCTTCCAAATGAAGTTATACCGACAGAATCAAAGGATGCTAAAGGAGTTACTTTTACAATTTGTGGTAAAGTTGTACTTGGTCTTAAAGTTCTATCAGAAGGGAAATCAAATCCAATATTTTTAATTTTTGTATTTTTAATCTTACCAACAGAGGTGCTATAAACTTCAAGTATTGCTCCAGAACCTATACCACTAGTAATTGTTGTTATTCCTGGAACTGAATAATAGTTCTTTCCACCATTTTCTAAGTCAATTTTTGATATTGCGCCATAAGCATGAGTGCAATCAGTTTCATACCTCAAAATTGCAGAAGATGTTGTTGATATATAAGAACTTATTTCTGGAAGTTTGCTAATTGTGTAAGTGAATGAAGTTGTAGAAGCGACGGTTA